TGTCTGCCTCGTTTCTGAGGGCAGGCAGAGCAAGCGAGCAGACTAGTCCCTCAAGACACATGCGGAATGCATATGCCCGGTTTCGTCCTATTCAATTGTCAAATAGCCCGGTTAGATCGAAGTGGGTTTCGCGTCTGACGCTTCAGCGCCGTATGAACCGAAACCAAACAATCACTAACCAACCATCATTATAGGTACTCAATCTAGTAAGCACAAACGCCTAGCCTCGTTAGAGGCATGTTTGTTTGCATAGCTGGTATGAAATTCTGTGAATAGCTAGGTATTCGCACTGATGCATAGCTCTAATGCTTAGCTATGCATATATGCATAAGCAGCTAACGAATACGATAGCATCCTAAGCAGCATTAGTTGTGCTGATAATGCATAGCTTAGTAATGCTATCTAATACGTTAGCTAATGTAATTACCTTAGCTTCTAAGTGTCCTAACGGTACCTAGGTATGCTTACGCTTATCCGAAAGGGACTTCGGATTCCCCAAAATCCTAGGACCCCTACCCGGCTACCACCCTCCAAGGGGGTCGGGGGTATTGTTGCGGCCGTTGAATTAATTGAAAAAAATATCGCACCAGAATTTAAAAGATTCTGATATAACCATAAATACCCCAGCTAAGTAGAATCACTAATACTCCGATATCTTCAATCCCTAATAACATAAATACCTACCAGTGATATAATCAACACCAAAGCACTTAAAGCTCTAATCCAGTCTATTTCTAGATTCAATCGTAATTATCCTTCCTTCGTATTTCTTAACCATGAATGTTAGTTCTCCTCTGTCAAACCATTCAGTTCTTGTTTCGTTGTTTAGGTGAAGACGATGCTCGAGCCTCTCAGAAGGCTCAGGAGATCGATTTGTCTTGGGGGGTAGGATTTGTACCTCCTGCTTAAAATAACGCACCAGCGGGCTTCTAATTGAATCCTAGAGGCATTCTAGAATGAATCCAGAATCTCATCTTGCAATTCTGCAAGAAATACACCGATTTAGGTACCAAGGATTGCGATATTCACATCTAAAACACTCCCAGTAACTCTGAAAACTATTCATCTAACCATTCTCCTTCTGGTATCTTACCAGTAATATTAACTAATGCTATAAGCTCTGCGAATGTCAACTTATTATCCTTCCAAGTATAAACCCTAGCAGGTCCTTCTTCGGAATATACGATGATTTTATTAATTCTAGGACTATTCATAAGCTCTCCTTAAGATTTTTCTTTACAGCTATATTAAGCTTATGCTATACTAATGTCAAGAGTAATATTTTCGGAAAGACAATGGCTTTACTAAGAAACAGAAAAGTAACTATTCTAGGCGTAACTGGAGGAGAAGACCCAAGTCAACTCTTCACTGTAGCTTATCCAGATGGTAATCTTGAGCATGTACCTCTTTTCGAGTTAACTCTGGAAGACAGTGAGCACAAGGAGTTTACTAGACTGAACGGTGAACGTCTAAGTAGCTTAATCAATAAGATATCTTCTAAGGAATACCAAGCAATCCTTGATTCGCAAGACCCTGAGAAGATCAAAGCAAAGGAAACTCAATGACCCAAGTATGGCATTTCGTTAAACTCGCTGCTTCTGTTCTAACTGGCGTAGCAGCTTTAGTTTGTCTTTTCGTAGCGATGCAGTATGTCGTTCCTCTAAGCATAACTAGCCTTGCATTCTCACAGATGCCTGAATGAACATCAACCATACCATTCGTTTAGATGATACAATCATCTTCCTTCTAAAACAAATTATACTTAAGGAAAACCAAATCATGTCCTCGATTGACGATCTCAACGCAGCTATTTCTGATCTTACTACTTCGATCACCAATGAGGTTAGCGCTCTAGAGTCTGCTCGTGCTTCTAACAACGACGCTGCTGTGGAACAAGCTGTTTCCAATCTGAAAGCTCTGAATACTCAGCTTCAGAATAGCGTTACGCCTCCGGCTCCTGCAACTGATACGCCTCCGGCCCAGTAATGTCTTTTTCGGCTGTCCAATCTAAGATAGCTAAGAAAGAAGGTGTTTCCAAGAAGCGAGCCGGTGCAATACTGGCTTCCGCTTCTAGGAAAGCTTCTCCTGCCGCTAAAAAGAAAAACCCTAACCTAAAGAAGGTTAAGGGTTATTAATCCGTGCATATCGATTATACGATATCAATTGGTAATATCTTCACCATCATAGCTGTTATAAGCTCGGTAATTACCGTGATTTATAACATGAAGGGAGACATATCAATTGTCAAGCATGACATCCATTATCTCCAAGAAAGTCACAGGGCTTTGACCGAAGCCTTTGCGCAATTAGGGAAAGTCCTAACCCAAGTAGCAGTCCAAGACCAGCGGATCAATATGCTTGAGAAGCGAGTAGATGAGATGGCACATGGCAAAGGCCTTGTCGTATAGTTGAAAAAGAAAGTCCAAGAAGTAAATCAGCAAAGAGAAGACCGACGTATCCTTGCGGAATCCTCATTAGAAGAATTTATTAAGCTAGTCCATCCTAACAGAGTCTTAGGAAACATCCATCGAGAATTAATACGATGGTGGGAATCTAGCAAGGCAAAGACTCATCAGCTTGTCTTGTTACCACGAGACCACATGAAATCCGCAATGGTTGCATACCGTGTGGCTCATGCGCTTACCGTAGACCCGACACTTCGTGTTCTTTACATTTCGTCTACAAGTAATCTTGCTACCAAGCAGTTGAAATTCATTAAAGACATCTTGACCTGTGATACCTACCGTCTCTACTGGCCGGATATGGTTCATCCAGAAGAAGCCAAGAGGGAGAAATGGACTGAGCGAGAAATTTCCCTTGATCACCCGAAAAGACGGCAAGAAGCTATCCGCGACCCAAGTATTTTTACTGCGGGTCTTACTAGCAACATTGTTGGCCTTCATTGTGATATCGCGGTTCTAGATGACGTTGTTGTTCAAGCTAATGCGTACCTAGAAGACGGCAGAGAGAAAGTCCGGGAGCAATACGGATATTTATCTTCCATCGAAACAGTTAATGCAAGAGAATGGGTCGTAGGTACGAGATACCATCCTAAGGATTTATACTCGACACTCTTGGAGATGGAAGTTGAAGCGTTTGATGAGTTTGGAAATGTCGCTAAGACAGACCAACTCTTTGAAGTCAAAGAATACCCAGTTGAAACAGCAGGCGATGGAACTGGCCAATTTCTATGGCCTCGTCAACAACGCTCTGATGGAAAGTGGTTTGGCTTCGACGAAAAGATACTTGCCCAAAAACGTGCGCAGTACCTTAACAAAATACATTTTAGGGCTCAGTATTACAACGACCCTCATGACGTTGATTCTTCTCCTATTCGCCGTAGCTTATTCCAATACTACGATAACAACTGGTTATCACGGCGTGACGGGCATTGGTCCTTCAAAGGCAATAGGCTTAACGTTGTCGCTGCTGTAGACTTCGCGTACTCGCTTTCTAAGAAAGCCGATTCGTCTTGTATAGTTGTCGTAGGTGTAGATGCAAATCGGAACTATTACGTCCTAGACATAGATAGGTTTAAGACCGCACAACCATCGGTGTACTTCGATCACATCCTCAAGATGCATGAGAAATGGGGCTTCCGAAGAATACGTGCCGAAGTAAGTGTCGCTCAGGTTGTTCTAGTTAATGACCTCAAAGACAACTACATCAGACAACTCGGACTTGGATTGACTGTCGATGAGTTCAGACCTAACCGAACTCAGGGTTCTAAAGAAGAACGTATTCTAAATGTATTAGAACCTAAGTATGCCAACGGTCAGATATTCCATTACAGCGGCGGACACATCCAGACCTTAGAAGAAGAATTGATCTTCTCTAATCCAGCCCACGATGACGTCAAGGACGCTCTTGCTTCTGCTATTGATTTCGCAGACGGCTACGCTCCTGTAAATAGTTTTACAAGAAACAGAGAAAATAAACCAGTGTTACAATTTCATAGTAAGTGGGGCGGTGTTGCCTAATGGACCATAGGGTCACAGAAGTACGAGACGTAGTTTCTCCAGATCGTATTGCTACTCAGATTAGCAACGACTGGATTACTTGGAATATGCTCCGTCAGAACAAGCTAGACGATTGGGAAGAAATCCGCAGATACGTCTATGCTACTAATACATCGCAAACCTCTAACGCTTCTAATCCTTGGAAGAATAGAACAACTATTCCAAAGCTGTGTCAGATAAGAGATAACCTCTTAGCTAACTACACTGCTACGATGTTCCCCAATAGTGTTCCTGTTGAATGGGAAGCCAACGAGAAAGACAGCGACTCTAAGAATAAGCGGGACGCAATAACCAACTATATGCAGTGGGTTATGTCTCAACCATCCTTCAAGGGTGAAATGAATAAGGTAGTCTCAGATTATATCGACTACGGTAATTGCTTCGTTTCCGTTGAATGGGTTGACCAACGCGTAGAACAACCAACTGAAGCCATGCAAGCTGGCTACGTAGGTCCTGCTTTGAAACGTATTTCTCCACTAGACGTCGTGATGAACCCTACGGCTTCTAACTTCGAGTCTACTCCTAAGATTGTTAGATCAGTCATAGGCTTAGGTGAACTCAAAGAAATGCTTAATCGTATGTCTACGATTGAGAACGAAGCTGAGATGAAAGCCCTATGGAAATACTTCCAAGACATCCGAGCACAAGCTCGTGAGTTCTCAGGCGAATGGGTCCAGCGAGATAATCTTTATCAGGTAGACGGATTCACGTCTTTCCAGCAATACCTGTCTTCTAACTCAGTAGAAATCTTAACTTTCTACGGAGACCTGTATGACGTCAATGAAGATAAGCTGTACAAAAATTATGTCTTTACTGTGGTTGATCGGCATAAGCTGCTGGGTAGCAAGCCTAATCCTTCTTTCTATGGATATCCTCCTATATTCCATGCGGCATGGCGTATCAAGCAAGATAACCTCTGGGGTATGGGTCCTCTTGATAACCTCGTCGGTATGCAATACCGTATTGATCATATTGAAAATCTTAAGGCCGACGTCTGGGATTTAGTTACTTTCCCTGTTGTTAATGTCAAGGGCTTCGTAGAAGAGTTTAATTGGCAGCCCGGTGAAATCATACGGTCTAGCGAAGAAGGCTCTGTAGAGCTTCTACAACCGCAGGTACAGATACTTCAAAGCGATACTGCTATTCAGTTCTACATGAACATGATGGAAGAAATCGCTGGTGCACCGAAGGAAGCCATGGGCTTCCGTTCTCCCGGTGAGAAAACGAAGTATGAAGTCCAGCGTCTAGAGAATGCTGCTTCTCGTATCTTCCAGAATAAGATCAAACAGTTCGAGGAACAAATCGAAGAGCGTCTTCTGAACGCTATGCTTGAACTAGCACGAAGGAATCTCTCTGGTGTTACCACAATCAAGGTCTTCGATGACGAACTCAAAGCAGCCAGCTTCAAGTCCCTCACAGTCGAAGATATTACAGGCATTGGTAGAATCAGGCCAGTTGCGGCAAGGCACTTTGCTGAACAAGCCGAACTTATTCAGAACCTTACAAGCCTTAGCCAGTCGCCGATTTACCAAGACATCAAACCGCACATCTCGATGATTAAGATGGCGCAGCTATTTGCTAAAGCCTTTAACGTCGAAGAAGATGGAGTAATCATGCCTCCTTGGGTTGGTTTGATTGAACAAAGCGAAGGCCAGCGTATGGCCCAAGCCTCGCAAGAACAAGTCGCTCAAGCTACTCAAACTGCATCAGGTATGGGACAAGATTTCGATCTTCAACCTAACCCTGCACAACGCGTACTCCAGCCTCAAGGACCACAATAATGTATCCAGCTTGGACTCAGAACCTCAAGACCGAGGAAGAGAAAGAGCACTTCAAACGATCTCTTAGCAGCGCAAGAACTGTATTAGATCGGTTAGTTGAACTTCTCGAAGTAAAAGAACGAGACATTCAATTTTCAGAGAGAACTCAGAAAGCCTACGATAATCCCAACTGGGCTTATCTTCAGGCACATCGAAATGGTTATCTCACAGCAATACAATCAATAAAGAATTTAGTTCTAGACCAAGAGAGCAAATGAATATCTTAGACAATACTAATCAGAATGACCAGATTCAGATTGACCCTAATCAAGACTATCTCGAAGTACTACTCGGACCGGGTGGGAAATACGATGCCGCTAAATACAACGGCAATAAGGAAGAGGCTTTAAAAGCCTTGGCACGAGGTAAGTATGAAGGGGATTTACACATCGAGCGCATGAAAACTCAGCAGGACACCCTTCGGGATGAATATTTGAAGTTTCGTGAGCAGAGTGTAGCCGGACCAAATCTTAAGGAAGTCTTAGACCAATACATGAC